CTGATACAGGGCAAGACGAAAAGCTGGATAGACGTATATGTGATGAATCGCCTTGGGAATATCAACGATGGAAAACCAGTATACCCGATGTGGGTGAGTGATATTCACGTTGGTAAAGAGGAAATACCTATAGCTTCTGGTGTGCCTGTATATGTTGGCTTGGACTTTGGGCTGACTCCTGCGGCTGTGTTTGGTCAGTGTGTGCGCGGTAGATGGCTTATCTTGCAAGAGATAGTGGCGTTTGACATGGGCATTGTAAGGTTTGCTGAACTACTTCGGCAGGAGATTGCAACCCGATACTCTGGCTGTGAGGTTAATATTATTGGTGATCCTGCTGGTGACTTCAGAGCGCAGACAGATGAAAGCACACCCTTTCAGGTATTGCGAGGCGCAGGATTGACTGCTCGTCCAGCACAATCAAATGATGTGTCACTGCGTATTGAGGCTGTGGCTGGAACTTTAAACCGAATGGTTGAGGGTCAGTCAGGCTTGCTTGTGGACTATCGGTGCAAGGAATTGATTAAAGGCTTTGAAGGTGGGTATGGCTATCGGCGTATGCAAGTATCCGGTGAGCGTTACGATGATAAGCCAGACAAAAATAGGTTTTCCCATATCCATGATGCTCTTCAATACCTAATGCTTGGTGGTGGGGAGGGTCGTCATGTGTTGGGTCATAACAATGTTGCGAAGCCTGTGCAACTCAAAAGAAACTATGATGTCTTCACAAGACGCGAAAAAAAGAGTAAAACTAGTATCTGGTCACGAATGATGTAGGTGCAACATGGCTGAGTATACAATTCAAGGTTTACGGGATCGCCAAAAAGAACTCAACTCTATGAAGAGTATGTTTGCGAGTTTTGGGCCCGATGCGTATAGAAATCCTATGTCTACATTTATTAATCCCGACACAATAGGTAAGGCTCAACAAGAACTTGATAGATATACTGCTGGCTACAATGCACAAGTAAAAGCACAGGAAGATGCAATTCGAGCAGAACAAGAAGCTGAAAGAAAAAGAATTGAAGCAGAACAAAAACGGATTCAAGAACAAATCGAAGCACAAGAACAAAAAGAAGAGCGTATTGAAGAGTATGGCGTAGAAGAAGCCAAGGATGTTCCCGGTGTAATAGAAAACCGCAGAAGGCAAGCGGCTGTAGATAAAGCAAGTAGTATGGCTGTAAGAATGACTAGCCGTGGTACTCGTGGTCGGCGTGGTACTTCTGCGGCTCCGGGGCGTGGTCGCGGATTCTTTGATCGCTACTTTGCTTGAGGTAAGTTATGAGTTGGAAAAAATTCTTTGAAGGAGTAGTAAAAGCCGCACCAAGCCTTTTATACATGGGTGCTACCTATGAAGGTATACGAAGCCAACGAAAGGCCGCCGATGCCGCAATGCGACAGCAGGAAGAGGCACTCAAGGCTCAACGTTTATCTTTGGAAGATCAGCGTAGAAGTTTAGCTGAGATACGAGCTGAGTCAGCAAAGGCTAGGGAAGCGGCAGAGGCACAAAGAAAAGAAGAAGAAAAGAAAGTTACAGAAGTTAAATCAGAGGCCAAGCAAGAGCGTCTTGAAGAAGATGTTGCTCGTATAAAACGCCGCAGGGGTCGCAAATCCCTTGTGACTGGACAGAAGGGTGGTCTTGGATTCTTTGACCAGTATTTTAATGCATAAAGAACAGACAAAAAAGTTTCTTCAAAAGTACAAAAAAGCAAAAGCTGAACGTGCAGTTTTTGAGGACTTGTTTCAGGAGTGCTATGATTATGCGCTTCCTCAACGGCGTGGGTATTATTTTGAGGCTCCGGGGCAACGCAGAGATGAAAGAATATTTGATGAAACCGCCGTGGTTGGAACTCAAGAGTTTGCATCTCGCTTGCAGTCTGGCCTTGTCCCAAACTTTGCGCGTTGGGCAGACCTTGTTTCAGGAAGCGAAGTTCCTGCTGAAGAGCAGGATGAAATCAATAACAAGCTGGATGAAGTAACTGAGTATATCTTTGAGGTATTGCAGAACTCAAACTTTGGTCAAGAGATACATGAGTGCTTCTTGGATCTTGCTGTAGGTACTGCTTGCTTGATGATTAATGAAGGTGACGCAGTGCATCCTGTTAAGTTTAGTGCTGTGCCTATGCCTCAGATTGTTCTTGAATCGGGGCCAGATGATGTGATTGACCATGTGTATCGTGAGCGTGAGATGCGCTACTCTGATATTCCGCATGTCTATAAGAAGGCAACCATATCTACAAATCTTGCTAAAAAGATGCAACAAGACCCAGAGGGCAAGTGCAAACTCCTTGAGGTTGTGTGTCGTTTGTACGACAAGCCCAATGAAGAACGCTTTGGTTACTATGTGATTGAGCAACAGTCTCAGGAGATGATCTTTACTTCTGAGTTTAATGGTGTTGGCTCTAATCCATTTATTCCCTTCCGTTGGGCAAAAGCGGCTGGCGAAACTTATGGGCGTGGGCCGTTGGTCAATGCTTTGAGTGCTATTAAAACAACTAACCTTACTGTTGAGTTGATTCTGGAAAACGCTCAGATGGCTATCTCTGGCATCTATCAGATGGATGATGATGGTGTTATTAATGTTGATACCATTAACCTTGTTCCCGGAACTGTTATACCAAAGGCACCGGGAACGGGCGGCTTGCAACCAATCCAGCCAGCAGGAAGTTTTGACGTTGCTAATCTGGTGCTGAACGATATGCGCCTAAACATCAAACGTGCGCTGTATAATGATATGCTTGGTGATCCAAACAAAACACCAGCTACAGCAACAGAGGTTGCCGAAAGAATGGCTGACCTGTCGCGCAGAATTGGCTCTGCGTTTGGTCGCCTGATGGCAGAGATGGTTCAGCCCATCTTGCAACGTGTAGTATTTATTTTGAAAAAGCAGGGGCGCATCGACCTTCCGAATGTGAACGGAAGAGAGGTAAAGGTTCGCAGTGTATCACCACTTGCACAGGCACAGGCTAATCAAGATATTGGAACAGTGGATCGTTTTCTTGAAATGGTTGCTGTTCGCTTTGGGCCTGAGATGGTCAATATGCTAGTTAGTTCAGAGGAGGCGGCGATTTACCTTGCCAAGAAGTTTGGGGTTCCAGACACACTGGTAAGGGATGAGGCAGAGCGTCAGCAGATGCAACAAATGGCGGCAATGATGCAACAGCAACAAGCGGCTCTGCCACCGCAACAATAAATGTCAAACATATCTATTGATGGGTTTCCGCGCCCTAAAGCGGTAGATGAAAAGATATCTCAAAATATTCAAGCATTGTTTACGGACGATCTTGGCAAAGAAGTTCTGTCTTACTTTCGCTCAATAACCATTGAAGCTGTGAGTGGGCCGAACATTAGTGACGCTGAACTCAGACATCTTGAGGGTCAGCGTTATTTAGTTGGCCTCATTGAGAGGCGCATCAAACATGCAGAAAAGGTAAAATCTAATGAGTGAAGCAACAGATAATGCGGAAGCTCCTGTTGAAGCAGTAGCAGAAACACCTGAAGCCGTAGCTGTAGAACGTCCAGAGTGGCTTCCAGAAAAGTTTAACACACCAGAGGATCTGGTTAATTCTTACTCTTCTTTGGAAAGCAAGCTGGGTAAAAGCGAGGAAGACTTACGCACTTCTATTATTGAGGAACTGGAGACTGCTGCAACTGAGGGTGTGCCTCAAGCGGCTGGTGAGTACAAAGTTCCTGAAGAATATATGGCAGAGGGCGAAGAACTTAGTTATGAGTTTCTGGAGAAGTATGGGGAGTTTGCCCATAAGAACGGTTTTAATCAGGAAGAGTTTGAGACTGGTCTTCAGGATATTATTAATATGGTTCCTTCTGGCCCGGACATTGAAGAGGAAAGTAAAAAGCTAGGCGAAAACGCCAATGCCCGTATTGAGGCTGTTGGTCTGTGGGCGCAGAAGTTTTTTCCTGAAAATCTAGGGTCAGAAATCATGCGTATTGGACAAACTGGTGATGGTGTTATTCTGCTAGAAACAGTGATGAACGCTTTGAATGAAACACCTATATCCAGTGATGCTGTCAGCCCATCTCGTCTTTCACAGGATGATTTGAACACAATGATGAAGGATCCGAGATATTGGAATCCAACCCAGCGTGATCCTGCCTTCATTAAAGAAGTGGATGAAGGGTTTAGAAAGCTATTCAAATAGGTTGCAAAAATGCAACTAATCAGGCATTATCTCTTGTGATAGGCCCGTATGTAGCTGATAGCCCCCTTGGGATAACTAGATGAGGCGATGACGGACAACCAATCCTGAACTGTAATTGTAACTTTTTTAAGGACTGTAAAGATGGCTAATACTATTGACCAAGCCTTTATTACGCAGTTTGAAACTGAAGTGCATCTTGCTTATCAGCGTATGGGGTCTAAACTTCGTAACACTGTGCGCCAAGCAACCAATGTCACTGGTTCAACTGCTCGTTTCCAGAAAATTGGTAAGGGCGTTGCCAACACCAAATCTCGGAACGGTGATGTAACAAGCATGGAGCTTGTACATACAAATGTAACCGCAACTCTGACGGATCATTTTGCTCCCGAATACATTGACAAACTTGACGAACTCAAAACAAACATTGATGAGCGTCAAGCTGTTGCTCAATCGGCGGCATATGCTCTGGGTCGTAAGACTGACGAGTTGTTGATTACTGCTATGGATGCTGGTGCTAACAGCACACAAATCCACGACACAAGCTCGGCTCTTGAAAAAGCTGACCTGTTGTCACTCTTTGAAACCTTTGGCGGTGCTGACATTCCAGAGGACGGTGGACGTTACCTTGCGATGAACTCGAAGGGTTACGCTGATCTGTTTAACATTACAGAGTTTGCTTCTAGCGACTTTGTAGGTGAGCAGAATCTTCCGTTTGCTGGTGGCATGACCATGAAAGAATTCCTTGGCTTCAAGGTATTCTCAACTTCAGCCGTATCTGCTGGTAAGTCTTTTGCTTATCACACCTCTGCTGTTGGTCTTGCTGTTGGTTCAGATGTATCTACTGAAGTGAACTATGTTCCACAGAAAGTAGCCCATCTGGTAACTGCTCACATGTCCATGGGTGCTATTGTTATTGATGACAATGGTGTCTATGAAGTTCTTGACAATAACTAAGGGGACTGATTATGGCATACGCTTCTTCTGGACTTACCAACCTTGCATCAGCTTCAGGTGTAAACCTGTGGCACTACACAACCACTGATACTATTGCTACTGTAAATACTGCAAATTATTTTAATGATGCAGTAGGCATGATCGGTGCAAATGATGTAATCGTTGCTGTAACTTCAACAGGTGGTACACCTGCTGTGACACTGACTTACGCAAACTCAGTAACGGCATCAGCTATTGACGTAGTTGATGGTCTGACTGTAACCGCGACAGACAGTGACTAATAAGGATGAGGGGGGAGCAATCCCCCCTCTGACCTATTATGGCATCTACAGCATCGAACTCAGCTATTGATATTTGTGCAAGGGCTTTGATCCTAATCGGGGCAGAGCCTATTACCTCATTTGATGATGGTACTACTGAGTCACTGGTTGCTGTAAATATGTATGAGGATATTGCTCGTACAAACCTTTGCTCTTCTCGCTGGAGATTTGCAACTGAGCAAAAGCAACTGAGCGAACTTACCAACGCTCCTAGTGGTCGTTATGATATAGCGCACCAGCTTCCAAGCGATTTGCTTATGCTCCACGCTCTCACTGTAAGTGATATAATCTTTGAATATCAGGTTTATGGTGACAAAGTATTTTCTGATATTAGTTCTGGTCAGGTTGTGATTGCTGATTACACATATCGCGCACTTGAGATTGACTGGCCTTCTTACTTTACGATTGCGGTAGAGTACGCAATGGCTTCTGTATTTGCCGGAAGCATTGCACGAGATCCAAATCTAATACAACTTATGGAAAGCAAGTATGAAGTTGCCATGCGTAAAGCAAGGTCACTTGATAGTCAGCAACAGACTTCTCGCAAACTTGCAACATCGAGGTTTACTGCTGAAAGGAGAAGCTGATGCAAAGGATAAAGATTCCTATCAACAGCTTTGAGTTTGGCGAACTGAGTCCCTCGTTTACCTCCCGTGTAGATACTGAAGTATACAAAGCTGGTGCTAGCACAATTAAGAATCTTTCCATTCTTACTGAGGGTGGTCTGAAGAAACGCCCCGGCACGAGCCGGATTGCGGCATTTAGCAGTCCTGCTGTATCTACAGGTAGGTTTGAGTTGCGCCTTGAGCCTTTTGTTTTTTCTGATGACGAAAGGTATATCTTTGCATTTAGCAACGCTAGATTAGAAGTATTCCAAATTAACCCTACTACTGGTGCGGTAACTAGCATCCAAACGATTACTCAGGATGTAAACTCTGCCGCCCTGCCTTGGACAACAGCGCGTCTTGAGCAGTTTTCTTATGCAACTAATGGTGACTTTATGTTTGTGTGTCACTCTCAGTTTGCACCACGAGTTATTGTAAGAACTGGACTGACTACCTTTCAGGTAGAAAACTTTGAGTTTGATACCTTTGCTGGTAACACAAAAGTTGGTCAGCCTTATTATGATTTTCAAGGTAATGGCGTTACTATTACACCCTCTGCAACAAGTGGAACTGGTGTTACACTAACAACAAGTTCTGCATATTTTACGAGTGACCATGTTGGATCGTATATTAAAATACATGACACCCATTGCGAAATTACAGCCTTTACAAGCTCTACAGTGGTTACGGCTACAGTATATGGAACGATTAGAAAGCAACTATCTATTGATGCTCTCCACACGGTCAATGGCAGTAATAGAGTGGTTGTCACACATCCTAATCACGGCCTATCGGCAAGTGCCACTGTTACTATTGATCGTGCTGATACTGTTGGCGGTATTAATGCAAACTCTATTAATGGTAGTCGGACGATTGCTGAAATTATTGATGACAATACTTACGAGATTACGGCGGGTGCAACTGCCAATTCAAGTGAGATTGGTGGTGGATCGCCTCGTGTCGCAAGCACCGGAGCGACTACAGACTTTCAAGAACAAAGTTACTCAACTGTACGAGGATTCCCTCAAGCGGTAACATTCCACGAAAATAGACTGTGGTTTGGTGGCACACCTTCTCAGCCAGACTTTCTTTGGGCATCCAAGTCTGCTGACTACTTTAACTTTGCTTTGAATGATGCACGAGATAATGATGGCATTGAAATCAATGGTGGCTTTGGTGCGTTTAGTCAGGTTAAGCATCTAGTCTCTAATCGTGACTTGCAAGTATTCGGAACGTCTTCAGAGGCGTATGTTCCTGCTTTGACAGAGCGTCCGATTACACCAACTAATGCACAGGTAAAGCGTCAGACAGCTTTTGGTGCGGCAGATCTCAAGCCTCAAGCGTTTGATGGAACCACCATATATCTGCAAGCAAATGGTAGGATGGTAGGTTCATATCTCTATAATGATGCTGAACTTGCTTACAACACCAGCAACATTGCTGTGACTGCACCACATCTTGTAAAGAACCCAACTCAGGCAACTGTTGTGCAGGGTGGGTTTAACAGACCAGAAAGTTATATTTACTTTGTGAATCCAGATGGAACGCTTAGTACGTTTTACTCACTGAGGTCAGAGCGTAAGGCTGGCTGGGCACAATGGTCAACTAACGGCAAGTTCCATAGCATTTGTACTGTGGGTCAGCGTTTGTTTGTAGCTGTGCAAAGAGACAATGGCTCTGGCTCTAATGCTTACTATCTGGAGGAAGTGCTTGAGGGTATCCCGATGGATTACTCTAAAGAGTATTCCGGGTCTAATGGTGTCTTTACTGTATCTGGTGAGTTTGCAAATGGCGCAACTGTGAAGGTTGTAAGCGGTACAGACTATCTTGGAGAGTATACTGTATCTGGCGGTCAGGTAGATGTGTCTGCTGTTAAGTCTGTATCTACTGCATATATAGGCTATCAGTTTGATATTGAACTTGTGACCCTGCCGATTGATGCAAACATCCAGACTGGTGTTATGACCAGTGACCCACGCCACATTGTGATGGTTACTCTTGATTTGGTTGATACACTTTCTGTATCTGTAAATGGCAAGGATCTTGTTATAAGATCTGTTACTGATGATTTTTCTCTTGCACGAACCAAGTTCAATGGGAGAAAAGAGTTTAGATTGTTGGGGTATAGTCAGGATCCAAAACTAACAATATCCCAAGATGTTCCGTTTGATCTCCAGATTAACGGGATGGTTATTGAGGTGATTGTATAATGTCGGATTTTCGTTGGGATCTTTTGGGTGAGGCAACTCTTACTGGGGCGGCTGGCTATGTAAGCGCAACGGCTGGCATGAAGTCTGTTGCGGCACAGCAACAAGTCGCTGTTGCTCAGTCTGTGCAAAGTGCTAGACAAGCACAGCAGTTTCGCAACACCATTCCTGATATTAAACTGGCGGCAAGTCAACAGCACGTTGATATTGTTCGTGAACTGGGTAACTGGATGGCTGTTGCAGGAGCAACTGCCGGATACATGAATATGACTGACAATACGCTTGATGCTATCACCAAACGTGTTGTTGATGATGCGTCTGAACAGTCATCAAGAATAACCTTACAAGCGGCTCGTGAAACTGCCAAAACTCTTACAGAAGCAGAGACACTATCTCGTGCTGGTATTGTTGCGGCTGAAGCTGGGATGCAACAAGCCAAGCTGGGCAGGAAGCAAGTATATGCACAGGCTCTTGGAACTGCGGCCTCACTGTTTAGGATAAATGAATAATGGCTGAGATTAGAGTACCTAAAAGACAATCATTCATTAACAGACCTGTTGGTGTTGCGCGTACAGATGCGGGTGAAGTTCAGGCCGCACAGCAACTTGCAAATGCGTCACGCACACTTTCTAACGCAACATTCAATACTGCTTCTCAATTTATGCAAGCTGGCATGGAGCTTCAGCAAGACTACGAGCAACGCAAGTTTAGTGAGTGGGCAGAAACAGTCAGCATGACTAACCCCGATGGAAGCCCCGGCTCCCACAAAATGCCCAAATATCTTAGTGGTAAAACTAAAGATCAAGTAAATGGCATTTTGCAAAAGCGTTATGCCGTAGATAGTTCGCGCAGACTAGACGAACACATGGTTCAAGCAAGAGCCAAGTATGCTAACAGTGTTGATGAAGAGAGTTTGTTTGCTAAAGATGTTTCTACATTTGTAGAACAAACAGCACAGCAGATTGAAAAAGCTGGCGGCTTGCGTTCTGCTCAACAATTCAGAGATCAGGCCACTCTTTCTCAATCAAAGCATATTAATAACATTAGAGTTCTGAACTCTGAAAAAGCTGAAAATGCTAATGCATATAAACTAGAACAACAGATTCAAAAAAAGATTGGTGAGTTACAAGTTAAAGCTGGCGATGCAGGAGAGCTTGTTACTAGAGAAGATTATCTTAGATTATCTGCTGAAATTGATGAGCTTACTCAAACATCTGCGATTTCTGTTAGAAAACAAGGTGAACTTCGTGATGCCTTAAGATCTAGCTATGCTTTGGGTATTCTTAACAACTCTGGCTTTTTAGGTCTTTCAAGAGAGCAAAGGGCTATTCTTCTTTCAGAAATTTCTATTGGTGGTACACCCACCAGAAGCATGGAGTTTGTGCCTGAGATTGCGGCATTAATGGCTCCCGGTGGGATTTTATCTGATCAACAAACTCGCAATGCTGTCTTTTCTCGTTTAAGCAGTTCAGACACTAACTTGTCAAAAGAAGAGGTTGCGCGAAGAGAACAGCAAGAATTAGCCTCTTTGTTTGGTAGCGGTAAGTCTGGAGTAAAAAATCAAAAAGCAACTCAGTTTGCTCTTGAACAACAATTTAATATTGCACCAAATAATCCATATGAATTTCTTCAGGCCTATCAAAACAATCCTGAGATGGCAGATATAATTACTAGCAGTAGAGCAATTCCTTCTGTTGTCAAAAATACATTAGACTTTTTTCAGGAGAATGTTGAAAGCCCTCAAAACATTCCATTGATTATTGGAATGGCTAGAATTGCTAAAGATTCAATGCTGTCAGTTGATGGGGTTCCTGTAGGAGATTTAGGCTTAGAAGCAGAAAATCTTTATTTTATTGAAAGTGTTCTTGCAATAGATGAAACATATCCATCTGATGAAGATAAATTTAAAGCTATCAGAGTTCTTGCGGGTGGTGTTCAAGAAGTAAATATGGTTGGTCGGAAACTTGCGGCTAAAGATTACATAACTGCAAGCGATGACTACACAGGAAAATCTCCTGTTGGATTAGCTAAAACTGCTTTGTACAAGCAAGATAAATACAATCCAGACTTTATAGAAAGATATGGTGCTATTTATGCTAACGCAGTTCATGGAACAAGTGTGGCAAAAGCCAATGCCACCATGGATAATATATATTCTACCTATTACAAGGAATACAGTCTTAGCTATGTTCCTGATGGCGGATATGCACAACAAGCGTATACGCCTAATCAATACTATGATGGGTATCAGTTAATTCAGTTTGAATTACATGCGGCTAGTATAATTGAAAAAATGAATGATGCTTCAATGGGGATTGAAAAATTTAATCTAGGAAGAGATACATTTTTAAAAGCAGACCCTACCAATGATAGAGAGTATGGCAGATGGACTTTTGTTGACTCACAGGGTCAGCCTCGTATGGATTCGCTTGGTAATTTTGTAACTATTGATATTAATGCGATAGAAGCTGAGACTGTTTTACAGCGAAGAAGAAGGTTTGCTGAGGAGGCAGAGCAAAGAGAAATTGCTAGACAAGATTTGGCTCTTAAAGAAAAGCCAGTTCGAGAACTTGGTAGAGCATTAGCGGGGCCAATGTAATGGCTTTTAAAACTTCAACACCCGACTTTGGTTTACAAGATTTAAGAGAGCGTGGATTTTTTGAAAATCTATCTAATGCTTACGCATACCAATACTCTCCTTTAGTAACTCGAACACAAGAGTTCTTAAAGTTTGAAGGTGTTGAGCGTGACCCTAATTATGATTTTAGAGAAGATATTGAGGGGTATGAATTACATACAGAGGATTTGTATAGGGCTAAAAACAAAGAGCATGCAAATTTTATTAAGTCTCAAATAAACAGTTCTCAACGCATCCGAAATGAGTTGGACAAAACCTCTTGGTATTATCCTTCTCAGTTGATTGCCGGGATTGTAGACCCTGTTAACGTTGCGTTTGCTTTGCCTGTTGCTGGTCAGCTGGGATTGCTTGCAAGAGGTGGTATGACAGTACATCAAGCGGCTACTGCATCTGCCAAAGGTGGTTTTGCGGCTGGCCTTGCTGGAGAGGCTACACGCGCTCCTTTCGATCCGCTTGCTACAAAAGCAGAAGTTGGTATGACACTTGCCGCTTCTACTGCGCTGGGCAGTTTGTTTGGCTCCATTCCTTCTATTTACAAGAATATGAGAGTGCATACAGAAGATGCTCTTAATACCACAAAAGATATGCTTACAGATCGTGGTGATTTTGTAGGTGAGGTTGAGGGCTATACAGTTTCTTATGTTCGTGGTGCAGATCAAGAGCAACCAGTAAAAGTTGAAAAAGATCAAATTGAAATAAATGAAGATGTTGCGGATGCTCAGTATGATGCGGCTGTCTGGACACTTCCTGAAGTTGAAGGTGCAACACCATTTAATCCCGGCGATATAAAAAGCCGCAGAGAGTACAAAGATTTCTTGGTTCATAAAGAACTTGTTCGATCACAAGTAAAGCGAACACCGGGCGAATCTGATGCTAGTTATGTAGATCGTGTAAATAAGTTAGCTTATGAAAGAACTATTGCTGGCGAGGGTTTGAAAAAAACTGTTGCAACAGAGAACATTTTTTACAAAGCACTTTCTACACCAGCAAAACGTATTCTTTTGAATGATAAAATACCGGATGCCGTTAAACGTATTTACTCTACAATTAATGGCAATGCGGCAATGGCAACAGCTAGAAATGTAGTTGGCAAAGGTTATCAATCAATTATGCAACGCGCACCTGTTCATCAAGCAAGAGGTGATGCAATGTTATCTGAACTAAGAACTTTGTATGATAAAGAAGTTTTAGTAAATTTAAAGTCTGTTCCACCTTTAGTGGGAATGGATGCTAGTAGTGTTTACACATTTACAACAGACAAGTTAAGTTTTGAACAGTGGTTTAATGACTTGGCAAAAAGATATATAGAGTTTGGTGCAGATTGGGATGTGCCAAATCGCTATGACAGTTTGTCAGATGTAGATAAAAAAAGTTTTACAATACTTAGAGAATTTTTTAAGGATTATGAAGATCGTGCTGTTGAATTAAATTTGTTTAAAGGACAAAAGGATGTTCAGGACAGCATTGCTAACCTAAAAGAAAAAATAGAAAATGCTGAAGCTAAAATAGAAAATATCCAAACGGATAAAAGCAAAAGAGGCATGACCAAAAAGCAACAAAACTACGTTGCTAAGCTTGAGGAAACCATTGCCAGACTGCGTAATGATTTAGAGTACAATGAAGCCTTGCTTTCTAATGGTATTGATCGTCCAAAGTTTTACTTTCCGATTTACTATGACAAGTTGAAGTTGCGCAATCCGGAACAACGAGAAGCGTTTACTAATATTATTGAAGAGCATGTTCGGCAGAACCCAAAGAAACTTGTTTGGGACAGGGACTCCGAAAAAATGGTTGAGCGCAATCCAGCAATTACAGATCGTGAGATTGCTGAAGGTATTGTTCGTACAATTATGGAAGAAGCTGAAAACTACACACCCGGAACTGGTCTTGTGGGTAGCAAGCACACTCGTATGCGTACTCTTGATATTCCTGAGTGGAAAGTAAAAGACTTTATTATACGCGACCAACAGGTTATTTCGGCTTATACCCGCAAGATGGGTCAGCGCATTGAGTGGGCAAGAAACTTTGGCAAGAAAAATATTGATGATATTTTGGATGAGGCTGAAGAGCTTATGTATCAGGATGG